TCTCGTTCTACTTCCGGAGGACCTATGTCCAACGATTTATCTGAAGAGAGCTCATCCAAGCCTAAAAGACGTCGTAGAAGAAGAAGTTAATTAAGTAACCATCATTTAGACCTATAATTTATGCAAATCTTTCCAATTTCAGATTATAAAGACAACTTTACAGATACTGGATACACAAAGCTTTCCATCAGTTTAGGACGCATTGAAAAGGGTAGTAACATGGAATTAATCACACCTCAAGCTAAAAGAGTTGGTCCAAATGTTATACTACAAGAATGGGATAAGGTTTTCCGTTCCAATGAAGATCTAATGAACGATGATTTACTAGAGTTAGAGCAGTCTAATAGAAGTAAATTCGGTCCACGTAGTATTGCTAAACCATGGATAGATATTAGACAGAGTGTACTTGATAGCTTCAATATCAAAAGTACTGATTGCAACCACTTATTGGCGAAACCTCCGTCATCTCTGAATATAGGAAAACTACGTCCTATAAGTCTCGAAAACTCGGCAAAACTCACAAAGAGCAATACCCAAGCAGGTGCTCCGACGCTTAAGAAGAAAGGCGAAGTTAGACAATATACTCTCGATAATTGGCGAGGGCTATTTGAGCGTAATTTAGCAATGGTACCGGCCATTCGCACGCAAGAGCAAGGTAAGACCAGACTTGTAAATATAGTGGACTATTCTACTATAATGCAAGAAAATCGTTTCTTCGTTCCTCTTTTTAACTTACTTCGTGATGAGTTTTGTTTCAGTGGTTTCAAAGGTCCAGAAGCAGTTGACACTGCAATGACACAGCTTATCCGCTTTGCTGTAGAGAATGACCAATTATGCATAAGCGGCGACATTGAAGGTTTTGATCTCTCTGTCGGAACTGATTTACAATATTCAGCTTTTGATGAAGTTTCTGGGTATTTTCAATCTTCGTTCCACTCTGAGGTTGATGAGTTAAAGATCAGGTTCAATACTTCACCATTAGTCACTCCAGATGGCGTAATGGTAGGTGAGCATGGTATACCATCAGGTTCAAATTTAACCAGTATTATTGGATCCTTAGTTAACAGACAAGTTAGTCAACATCCACCTGAGTTATCACAGTTTATGGGTGATGATTTTGCAATAACTGCAAAAACAGTTGATGAGGTATTCAGTAAGTACGAATCGTGTGGGCTCACTCTTAACAAAACCAAAACGTTAGTTAAACCATATAGCTTTGTTTATTTACAAAAGCTGCATCATGCTGATTACATGTTCGATGGGGAATACAAAGGGATATATCCTACTTACAGAGCGCTAAATAGGCTATGTTATCCTGAGAGATTCTCGGACTTTAACGATTATGGCCTTATAGGAAAAGACTATTTCGCTATTCGCAGTCTTAGCATACTGGAAAACTGCAAGTATCACCCGTTATTTGAAAAGTTCGTTAAATTTTGGATGGGATTTGAAAAATACAAAGTACCGAGCAACAGATCAATTCGTGAATTTGTTAAGATGAACGAAGAGAAGTTAGGGTCGATTGGTACGGTGAACCAGTACGGTGACAAGATTAGAGGTCTTCGCGACTTCGAATCCTACCGTCTAGCTGTTCGCTTCTCGTAGCGTCACG